GGCTCTGTGTTGCGCTACGCAGCGCGTCTAGGGCTTCGGTTAATGCGTCACGCTGATTTTTCGTTAGCGCACTATATGCGGCGTTTGCTTGCTGCATTTGGTTTAGCGTGTTGATCCAGTCTTGTTTTTCCATTGTTTTGTCTCCTTATGACGTTAGCACTATATGCGCACATGTGATTAGCGTTAAAAACACGGCCCATGTTGCACATAGTTTTTCTGCGGTGTTCATGTTGCGGAATATTTGGATGTAGGTTTTCATTATGCTGCGTCCTCGCGCTTTTCGAAAATTTCGTACACTGCAGCGCGGATGCGCGCGTCAATCTCGCCATATGCGATGCGGCAAGCCATTTCGTCATATGTCATAGGTACATCGCTAAAGCATTCCGCGACAAAATCTTCGCCTTGCGTAGTATCGCATCCGCGGCATAGATCATGCGCCTTAGCGTAATAGATAGCATACTGGCTACCGTCCGCGCTCTCTGATGCCCAATCCATAGCTTGGTCAATATCACTGGCATCGCGGCAAATCTCTTGCGCAATTTCGTTGCAGTATTCTGTTAAGGTGTAATCGTTAAGCATTGTCTCATTCCTTATGTTGTGTTGTGGTATCACTATGAAAGCAAAGTGATACCTTGTCTATTGTGACGTAGCGTCACTTTTATTCAATCGATGTGATTGGGGTTGTGTGCGCTAAGAATTTATCCATTGCTGCGTCGCGGTCATAAAACGCAACAGATGAGCGATGATTGAACGCTGGATCATATGACACAACGCGGTAGCATTCTTTAGTGTAGCGCATTGCTGATCCTGCGGCCTCATATCCTGCGCCTACATGGACTAATTCAAACTGGCGGTTAAATGCGCCTGTTGCCGTTGCCTCTACTGTCTTTGTGCTGCGCATGTCGTCTGTGCACTGTGCATATTCTATTGTGTGTCTCATGGTGTATCCTTTCCTATGTTTAACCCATGCAAAGGGCGCACACTCTGGTGCGCCTAATGGATGCGGTTAAGATATGTTGCCGATTACCGTGTCCTCGCCCAAGCGCAGCATTTTGACTACGCCATTCTCAATGCGAATAGGCTTTATGTATATGCTGCGCAGCTTTGCAATTAACGCCGCATAATCCGTGCTTGATTGTGTCGCGTAGCTTGCGTCTGTTGGTGTAAATGTCCACATGGTATGTCCTTTTCATTGCTTGTGATACCAATGTAATACCAAGCGAATACCAATGCAACAAGCAAAAACCAAAGTGACGTAACGTCACAAACTGGACGCATCACACAGCAATGCATCAGTCGCACGCGGGCGCACGCGAATAGAACAAGCGTTCAATTAAGTCAATCATTTCGCAATCTGGACTTATCCAGTGTGGCAAACTGGCATTATCAGATTTAACATAATATTATCCAATTCATTAACCCATTGATATTGCTCAATAAAAATATCCGATAATGTGTATTATGTTAAATTATGCTTAATATAGCCAGTTTTCGCCTTGGTTTAGGTCCAGTTTCGCTGTGACCCCCCCCGTCTGGCCCCCACCCCTACCCCTATTATTATTATACATTCCCACACAGAAAAATTCGTGTTATACAGTTCGCAGGGGTGCTACCTCGCGATGTGCCTTCCCTCCCTGTGGCGCAACCCATTTCCTTCCTGTAGCACCCCCACCCACCCCACGTATTGCTTTATTGTGGTATCATGTTAAAATTTGCGAAAAATCACAGAAGGATTTGGTATGGCTGGCAGGTCATTGCAGAAGAAGCGCTTAGCTGAAATTAAGCAAATGGGTGGCGCTGAATTTTTGCGGGAGTGGATACTTGAGGGAAACTCTATCAAGGCACTCGCAAAGCGAATGGAAATCCACGCTGGCACCTTGCGCAACCTTATTTTGTCTGACGCAGAGCTTACGGCTGCCATTGATAGCGCCCGCCGTGACGCTGCAGATGCGCATTTTGAAGAGGCTTTTGAGCTGCTGAATGAGGTATCTGAGCGCAGACAGAGAGAGATTTTCGAGGCGCTGGATGAGAACAGCACGCGTGACGCAAGTGAGGGCAATGTTAGTCAGGTGGATATAGGTCTTGCTAAGATGTTAGTCGGGCAGCGCAACCTCGCTGCGTCTAACTGGAACCCTGAGCGATACGGCGGGAAAAACCAGCAGCAAATCAACATTAATATCGGTGATTTCCATTTAGATGCGCTGCGGAAGATTAAGGTGATTGACCATGAGTAATCTCGCAGAAAATACGATGATTGACTTTGTGCAGCGGTACGGCAAAAAGCCTGCTTTATTTGTGCAAGAGGTGCTTGGCGTAGAGCCATTGCCGTATCAGGCAGAATTTCTGGAAGCGATTGCGTCTGGCGAACGCAAGATTAGCATTCGGTCGGGTCATGGTACTGGTAAGTCTACAGCAGCATCGTGGGCAATGCTATGGTATTTTTTGATGCATTACCCAAATAAAGTTGTTGTAACTGCGCCCACCAGCAGTCAGCTTTTTGATGCCTTGTTTGCAGAGCTAAAACGCTGGATAAACGAGTTGCCTGAAGGGTTGCAGAGCATACTCAACGTAAAGTCGGATCGCGTTGAGCACACTTCTGCGCCTGCTGAGATGTTTATATCTGCTAGAACGTCACGCGCAGAAACGCCTGAAGCTTTGGCTGGTGTCCACTCTGAGCATGTTATGTTGGTGGTGGATGAGGCTTCTGGTGTGCCTGAGCAGGTATTTGAGGCTGCGGCTGGCTCTATGTCGGGTCACAACGCGACTACGATTATGCTGAGCAACCCCACGCGAAGCAGCGGTACGTTTTTCGAAAGCCAGACGCGCATGGCAGATAGCTGGTGGACGCGCCGTTGGTCATGCGTGGATAGTCCTCTGGTGAGCGATGAGTTCGTCGATGAGATGCGCTTGCGGTATGGCGAGGAAAGCAATGCGTATCGTATTCGTGTGCTGGGTGAGTTTCCGCTTGCTGACGATGACACGATCATCCCGTTTCATCTTGTGGAGAATGCCACGCATCGTGATGTGCAGATTGATGAGGATACTAAAGCGGTCTGGGGGTTGGACGTAGCGCGTTTTGGGCAGGATAAGACTGCGCTGTGCAAGCGTCAGGGTCCGATTGTGACTGAGCTTAGAGCTTGGTCTGGGCTGGACTTGATGCAGACTGTTGGCCGCGTTGTTGCTGAGTATGAAGGATTGCCGCCCAGCAGACAGCCCACGCAAATCCTTGTTGACAGCATTGGCGTAGGCTCAGGTGTAGTGGACCGCCTGCGTGAGATTGGCTTACCTGTGCGCGGCGTGAATGTTGCTGAAAGCCCGTCTATGGGCGATACCTATCTTAATCTGCGCAGTGAGCTTTGGTTTAAGACTAAAGGTTGGCTTGAAGATCGTTCTTGCAAGCTACCGAAGAATGACCAGCTTATCGCAGAGCTAACCAGCATTCGCTATAGTTTTACCAGTTCAGGCAAGATGAAAGCTGAAAGTAAAGATGAGATGCGCAAGCGCGGCTTGGCTTCTCCTGACCTTGCTGATGCGCTGTGCTTGACGATGGCTTCTGATGCTGCAACTGCGCTATCTGGGTCATTCTCTAGTTGGCGGGGCGAAATTAGAAGGAATTTGCGTGGTATCGCATAATTTGCTATGGTGCGTAAAAAGGAGTTAGCTATGGCGTATGGAAAGAAAATGGGAAGCAAAGCTGGTTTTAAACCGTGCAAAGGTTGTCCCACACCTGCAGCGTGCAAGCGTAAGGGTAAATGCATGGCTAAGGCTAAGAAGTAATGGCGAAGGGTCTTTATGCAAATATTCATGCAAAGCGTAAGAGAATTGCAGCAGGCTCTGGTGAGAAGATGCGCAAAGCTGGTGCAAAAGGTGCGCCAACTGCTGCAGCATTTAAGAAGGCTGCTAAGACAGCTAAGAAGAAAGTAAAGAAGTGATGTAATGTTTACCGCGTTTGTTCTTTTGTGCGCTCAGAATTACTGCTTTGCAGTCGGTGGGCCTGCGTATGCAAGCGAGAATGAATGTATTGCTGATTTTATGCAGAACGGAGTTCCATCTTTGCAGATGAAATATCCAACGTATACAATCATGCAGGTTAAGTGTTATGAATGGGAAAAGCAGGTGAAGTCCTAATGCCGTATTCTAAGTATAGCCCAAAGCAAAAAAAGTTAGCCGCAGTGGCTCCACCACGCAAGAAAATTACTGCTGCAGACTTAAAGAACCTGAGCAAGAGTAAAAAAAGGAAAAAGTAATGGCAGACCGTGCTAAGTTTTTAAGTTTTCTTGATATGATTGACGGCGGTGGGGCTGGCAAGGTTGGCAATGAATTTCAGGGTGGTGGCATTCTATCTGAGATAGCCAACATGATTGCCACACCGTATGGTTCTGAAGACCCTGAGCGCCGCGGCATTGCTGAACGAAGAAACAGAGCGCGTAGGAAAGCACTTGGCTTGCTGGACGCAATCGGAACCAAAGAGGAGCAAGCCGCAGCAGCAGCGCGTGCAGCAGCTACACCTTCTGTTGTTAAGCGTAGCGTGCCTGCGGTTACGTCAAGTCCTCGCCCTCAGTTGCGCCCTGCTGCACCTGCTACAGACCCATACGCACCGCTTGGTGGGCCTAATCCTGCTGTGCAGGCAGAAATACAGCGCAGGCAAGAAGCTCAGCGCATGATGGAAATAAATCAGCCAATGGGCGCTGGTGGCCGCGCTGCTGGAATACTGAACCCAGCCCCAAGTTACGCAGGTATGTACATGGGTGAAGCTGGTCGCGGCGGTGCAGTTGCTGCGCCTGCAGTTGACCCTCGCATTGGCACTGGCGCAAGTGGGTCTAGCGCTACCCCAGCGGCAAACGCTGAGTATGCTGCATTTATGAACCGCGTAAAAAATGACCCTATGTTTGCAGGCGTAATCAATAACCCGCAGGCTATGCAAAACATATTTAGAATGTACCAACAGCAGATGATGGGTATGTAATGCCACGCACACGCCAAGAGAAAATAGCAGCAGCTAAGAAGCGCCACGGTTTTACGGCGATCAACAAGCCGCGCCGTGGTGGCCCAAAGAAGTTTGAGGTGCTTGCTGTAGAGGGCGATCAGGTTAAGAAGGTCAACTTTGGCGATCCTAACATGAGCATTAAGAAAGATCAGCCTGCCCGCAAGAAAAGCTACTGCGCACGCTCTGGTGGGATTAAGGGCAAAACAAGTAAACTAAGCGCCAACTATTGGTCGCGCAAAGCATGGGACTGCTAGATGGCACTTACAACATACGCAGAACTAAAGACGAGCATTGCGGATTTTCTGAACCGCGATGATTTAACCTCTGCCATACCTGATTTTATCACGTTGGCTGAAGCTGACATGCAGCGCCGCGTGAAGCATTGGCGTCAGGAAAAGCGTAGCACGGCTGAGCTAGACACGCAGTACAGCGCAATCCCTGCTGATTTTCTTGAGGCAATACGCTTTTATATTACCTCAAATGACAGTTCACCGCTAGAACTGATTAGCCAAAGCGAGATGGTAGATCGTCGGTATCGCAATGCAGATACGACAGGTAAACCGCATTACTACGCGATTACTGCTGGCGAGATTGAGGTTTACCCCACGCCTAACGGGACATACACGGCAGAGCTTTATTACTACTCACGCATTACCGCGCTGTCTGACAGTAATACGTCGAACTGGGTTTTGGAGTATTTCCCTGATGCGTATTTGTATGGCGCTTTGGTTCACTCAGCGCCGTACTTAAAAGACGATGTGCGCACCCAAGTTTGGGCTGCTTTGTATCAGAGCGCAATTGATGGTATAAATGCGGAAAGCGAAAGTTCTAAATTTGGTGGCTCTGGTCGCCGCATGAAAATACGGAGTTACTGATGAGTTTATCCAATACGTTTGAAACGCACACGCTGAACTACCTGTTCACAACCACGTCTGTCACACGTCCGACAGCTTGGTATATTGCGCTGTTTACAAGCAATCCTGCTGAAGATGCGTCAGGCACTGAAGTCAGTACATCTGGCACAGCCTACGCGCGGCAGAGCGCAACTTTCACTGTGTCGGGCAATGAAGCGACAAACTCAGCCGCGATTGAGTTTCCGACTGCGACTGCCTCGTATGGCACAGTTACGCACATTGGCGTGTTTGATGCGTCAACTGGTGGCAACCTGATTGCCTATGCAGCGCTGACAACAAGCAAGGCGATTGACACAGGCGATGTTTTACGCCTGCCAGCGAATGACCTCGATATTACGATGGACTAAATAAATGGCTGACGTAACGTACCGCAGCGCTTACGGCAAAGGCTTATATGGCGTTGAGGCGTATGGCGTCAGCGGTGCTTTCAAAGAAGGCGAAGCCATTGTTATTGGCGTTACCTCAACGGCGTCTGCTGTTGTGCGTGTGCGCCTTGCTGCGTCTATCGTTGCGTCTAGCTCAAGCAATACATCTGATGCGCAGCGTGTGCGTGAAGTCAGCGCAACGTCTAGCATTGCCGCGTCTGCCGCAAGCGCAGCCCAGCGCGTGCGTGAGGGTGACGCTACGGTTACTGCGAGCGCAACTGGTGCAGCATTTGCGGAACGTGTGCGCGAACAAAGCGCGGCAGTTAGCATTGCCGCAAGCAATACAGGTGCAGCAACTAGAGTTAGAGAAAGCGCTGCTACGGTAACGCTTAGTGCAAGCGTTGCAGCAAATGTTGTGACAGTCGTAAGCATTGCTCCAACTGTGACTGTCGTTACAACAAATGTTGCAACGGTAAACCGCGTGCAGTTCAGCAGCGCTGCTATTAGCACTGTTTGCAGTACGGTTTGCAATGCGATTGAAAAATGGGAGCCGCTTGCTGGCACGGCTGAAGTTTGGACAGAGGTTGATCCTGCAAGCGAAATATGGCAAGATGCATCAAGCGTGACCGATAGTTGGTCTGCCATTCCCCCTACATCGGAAACATGGACAGATGCTACGGCAGCAAGCGAAACTTGGGCTGATGCCGCATAGGAGATAGATATGCCAACAACAACCACAACGTACAGCTTTAATAAACCAGTCGTCGGTGCGGATGAGGACGATTGGGGTGGCTACCTTAATGGGAACTGGGATAGCGTTGACGATCTGCTTGACGGTACTACGCCTGTCACTGGCATTGATATTAACTCAGGTACGTTGGACGGTGTAACGATTGGCGGCACAACTGCGGGCGCTGGTACGTTTACAACGCTGACAGCCAACACAAGCATTACTGGTACATTGGCAACTGCCGCGCAGCCTAACATTACATCTGTTGGCTCTCTCACATCTCTTGATGTTGCGGGTACTTTGACCAGCGATGGGCTGACTGTGGATGGTTTGGCCACGATCAGCAACGCATCCCCTGCGTTAAAACTGGATGAAACGGACACAGTAGATAAAAACACATATTTGAATACGGGTGGAGGCACGTTCAACATTCAGACTGTTGATGATGCTGGCACTGGTTTTACAAAAAGATTGTCGGTTAGTCACGGCACAGGCGACATCAGCTTCTACGAGGACACAGGCACCACGGCAAAGTTCTTCTGGGATGCGAGTGCTGAGAGTTTGGGGATTGGGACGAGTTCGCCTACAGCAGAGTTATCCGTTGGTAGTCAAACAGGTTCAGACATTGACCCAGAGGTACACATATCTGGCACTGGTGCTGGCACAAAACGACCAGCATTGCGTTTTTATTCTGGAACAAATGAACTTGGACGAGTTCGTGGAGATAGTGGCACTGGGTTGGCTTTGTCAGCTAACTCAAGGCCTATAACTTTCAGCGTTGACAGTGATA